CTGGCCCATGTCGAAATGCAAGCGATGGTTCCGCCGCAGTTGGAGGGGCTCACCGCCGCGAAAATCGAGGAGTTCCTGAGTCAAGCATTCCACACCATGCGGGAGAACCTCGCTGACCTATCGAGCGAACTATGGAACAAAGTTTATGAGCACTACATTCCCGGATATGAGGAGCCACCCGTTGATGTGGAGGGCGGCGGAAATGGCGAAACCGGCACCCCGGCTCACCGTCTCAAAATGGTGCGAAAAAAACGTGCGCCTAATCCAAGGGCTGACACCGAATCTTGACCTATCCATCGCGCCCCACATGCCGGAACCGCTGGACGCGGCTGGCGACAACTCAGTGAAGGAACTAGGATGGCTATGGCCACCCGGTGCCGGGAAAACCACGGCTATCGAAGGCGCGATCCAGTGGCGGATTGTGTGCGCTCCATCCAACATCCTCCTGATCGGACAGAAGGACGAAACGGCGGACATCTGGTGGGACACCCGGATGCGTCCATCCATGGGAAAATCCAACGCGATGCGTCCATTCATGCCGTCCGACCGGCACAAGGACCGCAAGGGAATGGTGGTTTTCCCGCACGGGATCTACCTCAACGTCTGCGGCCCGTCGCTAACCAACCTTCAGGAGAAGTCGATGCCGTGGGTGTTTTTCGAGGAGGCATGGAACCTGTCGGACAACTACCCAGGCCGATTCAAGGAAGGTGAGGCGCGGACGCACGACAAGTGGAATGCCAAGCTGTTCTACGTCGGTCAGGCGGGGAACTCCCACCTCGCCGCCGATGATGACGACTCACTCACCGACCTCTACAAAGTCTGGAAGCGTTCCACCCAGCGCGAATTCCACTTTGAATGCCCACATTGCAAAGCCGCGCAGCAATTCAAATGGATGCAGTTGAAATACGACAAGGCCATCCTTGAAAACGAGGAAATCGACTGGGAAGCAACCGGGAAAACCATCCGTTACGAGTGCATCAACCCGGAGTGCCAGGCAGAGTTCCCGGATGACGCAAAGGTTCGCCGGAAGCTATCATCCTCACTTGTCGGTCGTGAGCAATACCGCATCCAGAACCCGAATGCCCGAAAAGGATGCGAGTTCTACCACATGAACATCCTTGGGCTGTGGCGGGTGCCGTGGTTGAAGTCCGTCATCGAGTGGGAGGACGCTCAGGAGGCGCTGCGGCGGGGCGACAAGTCGGCACTGAAGGTATTCGTCACCAAGCGGCTCGCTGAGTTCTGGACGCCAACCGCGCACGACGAAAAGCACGAACTCACACCAGGCGGATTCAAGGTCGAGGACTACGCTGACGGTCAACTCTACGACGGAGAACTCGGGCGCTGCCTCACTGTGGACGTTCAAATGATCGGCGTATGGTTCACACTCTGGGTGTTCACCGCCGATCAAGGAATGGTCCTACTCCACTGCGGACAAGCTCTTTCGCTAGATGAAATCGAGGAAATCCGCAAAAAATACGGGGTGAATCGCCCGACCGTGCTGGTTGACTCCCAATATCGCCCGTCCTACGTGTTCCAGAAATGCGCCGAACTCGGCTACACCGCTTTCAAAGGTGTCCCACGCGATGAGTTTTCCATCATTCTTGAGGACGGCAGCACGATTAAAGCGCCATATTCCAAGGTGGAAACGGTCGTCACCGGAGCTGGAAAGCGGACGAATTACATCAATTTCTGCGTGAACCCACTCAAAGACCACTTCTCGGAAATGCGAGCCGGGAGGACAGGGATCATCATCACTCCAAACAACGTCGATCCGCGCTTTCAGAAGCATTTGGACGCAGAAGTTCGGCGCTCTATCGAGTTCGGGCGCGAAAAACGCATGAAGGAGGTGTGGGTCAGGATTGGGCGCAAAGACAACCACATGCTGGATTGCGCGATGGCTGCTGTCGGCTACGGATCTGTCAAAGGATGGCTAAAACCCAAGTTGGCCGTGATCGAAGATTCTTAAACGCATAAATTTTGCAATTGCAATTTATTTGCGATTTGCTAAGGACGGGTGTGGCCGATATTCTTTCACTCGCTCAAGACCTTTACGACGAGGCAACTGAGGACGACTCGTTGCTCGGGGAATACAAGAGCGAGAAACGCGCCCTACTCGCTGGAATCCGCGCAGGGACAGGCACTGGGGACGTTGTGAGCGGCACTAAAAACGGCGCGAGCTACACCCGCCGCGTGGGATTTTCCGTCGAGGATCGGCTTTCCGCGCTTCGATACGCCATCGCTGGCATTGAGTCAGCAACCCGCCCTGGTCACACATCCCGAGTCTTTTTCACATGATCGTCGCACCCAACGGAGAAGATGCCCGCAGCTACCTGTTTTCACGGGGAGCCACGGCTGGCGGAGGCAGTCGCCCATGGGTTCCGACCCGACTGGAGGACATCGACAAGCTCATCCGAGCCTACGACCGAAAGACGCTTGTTGGCGTATCCCGGCACATGGTGGAGAACTGGGGGCCGACAAAAGCCATCGCGCTCATCTTCCAGATGCTCGTCGTCGGCAGCTCGTGGCGTCCGTCCATGCAGTCCAGCGACAAGGACTATCGGAAGGAAATCGAAACGATCATCCGTGAACAATTTATCCCCGCCGGGAATCTTTCTGGTGGAGGTAGAAGCGTGCAATCCGCCATTGCGGACATACCACTATTGCGCGTGCGAGACGGGGAATCCTTCTGGCTACTTACAGAGTATTCAGGTGGGTTCCCCGCTCTCCAAAACATTCCAAGTCACCGCATCGGAACCCGCAACAACGGGGAAGACAAGACGTTAAAGAAGGGCAAGTATTCCGGCGCAAAAATCATCGATGGAGTGATTCTCAACAGGCTTGGCACAGTCATCGCCTACCAGTTCCTTGGAGAAACCGAAAAGGAGGACGAGCAGATTCCCGCGCAATCCATCGTCCATGACTTCGTTTCGATGTATCCCGAGGGGCGCAGAGGCTACCCGATGATAGCGCACGGACTGAATGACGCTAGAGATTCCATGCAATCCCACGAATGGGAACGCATGAACATGCTCTGGAGATCCTCCATCACCGCGATTGAGAATAATCAGGACGGTGTGGCAAGAGGAACTCATCCATCGTCATTCTTCAGCACTCCCACAATGGAGACGGGAGCGGATGGCGTAGTTGTCGCCGGAGCCCCGATGAAAACCACGATGAACGTCGTGGATGGACCGGGCCGCACGCTCCACTACAAGGCGGGCACCGGCAGCAAGCTGGAATTACTCAAGCATGACAACCCCGGCGAGATTTACGAGTCCTTTGGCGACCGGATGATCCGCTCCATCTGCGCGGGTGTTCCTATCCCGATTTCCGTAGTCTGGCAGGCAACCGGGCAAGGCACCGCTGAGCGCCGCGACATCGAGCAAACCCGCCGTGTCGTTAGCAAGATGCAAGCAGACATCCTGCCTGCTGTGCGCAGGATCTTCGGATACGCCACCAAGAAATTCGTCAAACTTGGATTGGTTTCGGACTCGCCAGACTGGTGGAGATGGAAATTCTCGCCGCCGCCGGAATTCTCTATCGACCCAGGCCGCGACATCAAGGCGAAGCTGGACCTTCACAGTAAGGGGCTGCTTTCAGACGGTCAAATCATCCAAGCTCTCGGCTACGATGGCGACGATGAGGAATATTGGACCGAGAAGTTCAACGACGCATGTGAGAAGGAGATTCTGTTCAAAGAGATTCAAAAACAGCACGGCGTGACCATTGATGACCGATACAAGGGCATGTGGACTCCGAACGACCAAGGGCCGGAAGCGGCACAAGCAAAACTAAAGAAAACCACTTCAAATGAACCTGATTGAAATCACGAATAAGACAGGAAAGGTCAAACTCACCGATGCTGTCACACCTTGGAGCGTGGAAAAGCTGACCGAGGACATCGGCAAGCTATTCGGCGCGAAAGCACTCGAAAACGGAGTCGATTTCACTGCATTAATCAATGCTGGGGGCGAGGCTTTGGATGAGCTTGAAATCATCATTAACAGTCCGGGCGGATCGATCTTCGACGGCTATAATGTCTACAACGAGATCAAGAGTCTCCAAGAGCGAGGCGTTGTCGTCACAGCCACCGTCACAGGAATGTGTGCGTCTATGGCCAGCGTCATCGCCATGGCGTGCGATGTCATCCGCATGGTCCCTCATGGCCGAATGATGATCCATGAGGCATCCAACGGAGTCCACGGAAACGCAGAAGCTCACCGCAAAGCCGCTGAGTTGCTCGACGGAATCTCAAACGATATTGCTGTGATTTATTCCAACCGGACAAATACTCCAGTTGGGGAAATTAGGGACTCAATGAAGGCGGAAACTTGGATGAATGCCAAGGAATCACTCAAAGCTGGATTCATTGATTCGATTTACGATCCGTCTACCGAAAAAAATAATCTTGACCTTAACGCAACTAATGTGCATTTACAACCCAACAACGAAATGAGCTTACTTTCAAAACTACTCGCCCCTTCCAATGAGGAAGTAATTGCCCAGCTCGAATCGGTCAAAAACGACCTTGCCGACGCTGAATCAGCCAACTCCGAGTTTGTCAGCAAACTCCAGACGGCGGAAACCGCGCTTCAGGAAGCCGCTACCGAGATCCAGAATCTCCGGGCCTCCTCAACCGCATTCTCTGCCGATCTTGCTGCCGCTACCGCCGAAAACGAAGCAATCAAAGCATCACTCGCTGAAGCTGAAGCCAAGATTACCCCGGAAGCTATTCAGGCCCTTGTCACAGCTCAAATCGCGGGCTCTGGACATCCTCCGCTCGTCATCGAGCCCGAAGAGAATCCATGGAAAGAGGAAAACACCATTACCCGCGCTGAATTCAGCGCACTTGGACCATACGACCAAGACGCAAAGCTCCGCGCCGGTTACAAAATCACCGTTTAATCACCAAAACCAAATCTCCAACCATTAGCAAATCATGGCCGAAATCACCATCTCCGCTCTCGCTGAAAACATCTTCGCTGCGAAAGACCGCATCGCTAAGGAACCAACTGGCTTCCTTCAATCCGTTATCGTAAACTCGGACGCATCTGACGGCGTTTCGATCAACGGCACTGTGACCAGCTTCGTCACGGCGCAGCCAACACTCAACACGTCCTACACCCCGTCGATGACCATCCCGGAAGGTGATGCTCAAACGGTCGGCGTCAAGACTATGCAAATCGCGCAAACCGGAAACGTCAAAATTCCACTCACTGGCGAACTTGCCCGTCAGTTGGAAAACACCGCTGGCCGCGACCGCGTTGTCACCGATATGTTCGCTCAAGCGTTCCGCAAGATCCGCAACGGCATCGAGTCGCACGTTGGAAGTGTTATCGCAGCCGGAGCCTCCCGAGGCTATGGCACGGCGGGAACCTCGCCATTTGCGACGGACCATAAGCCTATCAACTACGCCCGGAAGATCCTCATCGACAACGGCGCACCAGACGACGGCGAAAACTCGCTCGTTATCGACACGCTCGCAGGAACGGACCTCCGCAACATCTCCAACCTGTATAAGGTCAACGAGGGCGGAAGCACCGATCTTCTCCGCCGTGGCACGCTGCTTGATATTAGCGGCATCATGATCAAGGAATCGTCCGGAGTTGCAGCTACCACCGCAGGCGCAATGACTGGCGCTCTGTTCAATGGCGCTGGCGCTGTCGGTGATACCACGATCACTTTCGACACCGGCACCGTCAACACGACCGGCATCGTTGCTGGCGACATCGTTTCTATCACTGGCGCAACCGGTGGTGCTCAAAAGTATGTTGTTGCAACCGGAACCACCTCCACCAGCGGCACCTTCACCATCGCTGCTCCAGGACTCCGCGCTGTGGTTGCCGATAACACCGCGATCACCGTGAGTGCTACCAGCACACGCAATGTCTTGTTTAACCGCAACGCTGTCGAGCTGGTTATGCGCCCACCCGCCCAGCCATACGGCAAGGACGCCGCCGTGGACCGCATGACCTTCGTTGATGAAGGAACCGGGCTGGTGTTTGAAGTCGCTCACTACGTCGGTTACGGCAAGGCGATGTTCGACATCACCACCTTCTATCAAGCGAAGGTCTGGAAGCCTGAGTTCTGCGCCGTTCTCCTCGGTTAATCTCTGTTGGTTGTATTCATTGTCTCGGGATGCCCGCCTGGCAACGGGCGGGCATCTTTCTTTTCCATTATGTCAGAACTAGACACATTCATCGTTGATTGCACCGCTCAGGCCGATCCGGTCATGGGGACGGACAGCATCACGCTTGGAACCGTCACACTGACGGGTGTTTGGTCCGGTCTATCCAAGTCCACCGAGAATGAGTTCGGCGGCATGCAGCAAGACGTGAGCGCATCTGTTTGCGTTCCGTCCGCAGCGGATGTCACGCTTTCACTCATCGGCAAGATTGGAACCGTTAAAGGAACCTCTCTCAAGTGCATCAACCTCGACATCGGGGAGGCTCTCACCACCGTTTTCTTCGATCACGCCAGCCAGACCACATCACTGTGAGTATCACCATCAACAGTAAGAGTTTCGAAAATAGGATCGCGGCGGTAAAATCCCGGTTCTCGAAAACGCTTGATGCCGACATCACGCTCTCAGCAAAACGAACGGCTTTCTATTTGATGGAATACACCATCCCGATTTCCACGGCTGGGAATTCATGGCCGATCAAACCACTTCAGGGGCGTATCTGGAATGATGTTCACTCAGTGTATCCCACGGTTGGAGATCGTGACTGGATTTCCGACGCCTATTCACTCATCGAGGATAACGTCTCCAAGGAGCGAGCCAACAAGTTCTGGCAGAACTACAAGCTGCAAGGCAAGGATGAGGGAGTTTTCGACGCGGAGTCTGGCGGATTCAAGCCACGCAAGACCCCGGAAGAGGATTTCGCATCCATCCGCAAGATTCCACGTAAAGTGGACGATAAGGGATATTCTGCGTTCATGTCGGCAAAGGCGATCAAGCGCAATGGAGCTAGACAACTTCCCCGCGACATCCGCCCA